ATCCGGCTTATCTCTTTTGAATTGAAGGAGGCGGAATAAATGCTACAATCGAGAATCCCGTAAGAACAAAGTTTCTTGAAGTTCTGTTCGACAATTTCACGTGATGGACAAAAAATAAGCACATAGTCATTTAGTCTATGTGCTATATCCGCAATTACTATTGATTTACCCGCCCCTGTTGGCAGTACCATAACACCGTTACTTTTCTTATTCTTGTCTTTGAAAAAGGCTACCGCTTTATCAGAGGCAGCCTTTTGATAATCCCTAAGTATTATTGCCATAATAATCAGTTTTATAATAGCACTTACAACCACGTGTTGTTTTTTGCTTGCCTCTACAACAAGCGGCTATAAGCGAATGATTAAACCCATCTTTTTCGGCAGCCTTTGCCGATTTGTACTCTTTTATAGAGCCATCAGAAAACACTATTACTATTTCTTTACAACAAGACTTATGTAATGACTTTATATGTTTTTTACATTTTTCGCTTGCCCTATTTGATTGCGATATGTTTTTACGTGCCAAATCAAAATTCAAATTTTCTTTTGTTGTACACCATCGCAAGTTAATTGCTTTGTTATCGGTACGAATACCATTTATATGGTCAACACATGGCAAACTACTGTCATTTGGCACGTGAGCTTTCGCAACCAGACGGTGTACGAGAAGTAGTTTCTTTATGTTGTTTTTACAAAGGCAGATTTGAGAATACCCATTTTTGCCAACTCTATCTATCAGTATTCTTTCTCTGCAAAATGTTAATGCCCCACGTTTACCTTTTCTATATCTTTCTAAAGACTTTACCCTACCTAAATTCGATACTTGGTACAATCCTTCATACCCTTCAATGTCTTTCCAAATTTCGTCCATACTTATTTCATTTAAGAGTGAATAATAAAGGCAGCCTTTAAAGTCGTGCAAAGACTGCCTTTGGATAATCGTGTTATCTCATAAGATTTGATATTGAAATAAGCCTTTCAATTAGCGTATCTTCTGATTCTTTAGTCATGCCTGTAATCATATAGCGTTTACAAGCTCTGAATGTCATTACAAAAATATCACGTTCTATTGGTTTATACTTTGTCATGAAATCGTCCATACGTGGCGTATCAAATTGCCATAAATATTCGTATTGTTCATCTGTCAAACAATGTGTATTTATCTTTAAGCCATTCATGTAGAATTTGTTTTTAAAACGCACCAATCCGTTTCGTACCGATAAATCAGAGTTGTTAAACCCTTTATTAAATATTATTGCAGAAGCTATTTTTACCAGCTCAAGAAATGCCACTTCTGTAAATGGTAGATATGGTTGCATCTTTTCAGATATACGTCTTAATTGGCAGAACTGCTTACCTGTTAAGCAAGTTATATAATTGCCATAAGGGTCTTTTCTCATAATTACGCTATCTTTATAAGGTTGCACTTCTTGAAACATCTATACTCTTCTTTTTCAGTGTCCCAGTACACTTGCAGATTATCATTCGGCTTTCTGCCTGTACCCTTTATCTCACCGATTAGATTCTCTTTGAGAGTGCCAAAGGCTTGACGTAACGTACCATCGGTCTTTTTGAAGTAGAACTCTACTATCTTCACTTTCAAAGCCGCTTTCAGCTTCAAATTAGCCCATGCGCATTTCAACGCATCGCTCATTGAATAACCGTTCTTGCGAACGAACGACCATGCCATTTGCATAACCTCTTTCATCTGACTTCTAAATTTTGTGCTCATACTCTTATATTTTATGTGTTATTACTACTCTGTTGTACTTTGATGATGCAAATGTATAATCTTAATTATTCATTTCAAAGAAAAAGAATATATGTAATTATTCATTTAACACTAATTAGTATAAGCATAGCTATACACATTATTATAAAAGAGTATATTTGCAACAATTAAAATACATGATTATGAACAGAATAAAAGAAATTTTAAAAGAGAAAGGTATAACCCAACAAGAATTGGCTGACAAATTAGGTGTTACAAGAATTTCTGTAGTAAAAACACTAGCAGGTAATCCATCACAAGAAACTCTTGAAAAAATTGCTAATGCCCTAAATGTACCTATGTGGCAACTTTTCGCATCACCAAATGAAGTACAACAAACGGGAAATTCTCTTATATGTCCTAATTGTGGTACCCTCCTTGAACTCAAAATCAAAGAATAAAAGAAAGAGAGCGTTTCACAACGCCCCAATCCAAAACACATAAAATATATCATTAAAAAATTACTATTAAACTATGTCATTCGATTCTGAATTCTTAGATATGGCCATAAAGTCAATGATAGAAGAAAACTCTAAAAGAAGTACGTTCACCAATATTTTCTCGTATATATCTATTCTTACAGCATTACTATCTGCTATCGCTCTTGCAATTATTGTTATAGTCGAACCTACAGATGAAAAATATTTCAATAAAGACAATTCAAAGAAATTAATTATACAAGCTGTAAAAAATGGTGCAAGCATTAATAATATCAAACACATATACGATGCTAGATTATTGGAAAAAAAGCCATTTTTTTCTAATAAGGATGAGTTTACTGCTAAAAATTACACAGAAAACACTTCTTTATCTTTCGTTCTGCAAGACATACTATCTGATTATTATACAAATAGTAATTTCAAAACTGATTCTTTGTATTTATGCAATCTAAAAACGATAATTAAAGAAAATGAAGAAACAAACCCATTTGACAAATTAGAAATGAGTCAGAAATATAGTTTTGAAAATATAAGACTAAAAACTGATTCTAATTATGCAAGGATTCAATCAGACATTATAAGAATTACAGATGAATTAGATAGTAAAAACCAGCTAGTAAACAAATATCTTAACAAATCAGAAATCAGCTTTAATTTATCAATTATTGCATTAATTATCACCATATTACTTTCAGCATACCAAATATACCAAAATTATTCATCCACAAAAAATGTTCAGAAAGTCATTGCTGAAATTTTTGAGAAAAATAAAAAAGACAAACAAAAAGATAATTAATTTGCCGCTTCCTGTAGGCAATACCATGATAGCATTTGTTTTCTTCGCCTTGTTATTGAAGAAGGTGACGGCTGAATCAGAAGCTTGTTGTTGATAATCACGCAAAATATAACTCATACACCTTTCTCCTTTCGTAACTTCTTGTTAAGTGCTTTGTAATACTTGATTAATTGTTCGTACTCAAAATCAGTCATTTTAGTAGTACCAGCAGCTTTCACTTTTAGTAAAGCAAATTTCTGTTGTCCGATTTTATCAATCAGATTCACCCGATACCCTTCTAAATGGTCGGCTTTGAATCTATTGCAGTGTCGGCATTCGGCATGACAATTGTTTTCATCAAAACGGGTCGCCAAATGTGTACGACTGAAATAGTGGCCACAATCAGCTTGTTCAAAGGGCTTTATTTGCCCGCAACTGATACATCGAAAAACCCCATTAGGCATACAATCACGAAGCCGGATGAAAAGGGAAAACTCTTTATCAAGTTTTGCCTTCAAATCCGGCTTCTTCTTTACTGTTATACCAGCTTTGTCAAACAGTGGCAAAGGCTTGTCTTTCTTCTTTGCCTTTTTTCTTTTTATGTAGTACGGCATATCATTCGTCTTTTAGTTCAACTCCCAAGCATAATACTTTATCAGACACACCTACATCATCAAATTCAAGTTCTGAATAACTTGTTTCGTATGGATAAGGATATATCTTACCGTACTTTTTATGCAACTCGATTATGTCTTCATCCGACAATTTCCGTCTGATACGCATTTCTATCTCGTAATCGTCAGAAAGATTTTCAATGACCTTTCTAAGCTGACCTACTGTCTTAATTTTGTCTATTCTCATAATCTTTGCCAATTAAAAGCCCCGGAGCGTATTCTCCGGGGCACAACCATTATTTAAAACCCATGCCATTTATGTGTGGCTCACATTCATGAGGAGCGTAGGGGAATCGAACCCTCCAAACCATAATTGGGCAGTGCCAGCAATCATGATTAACTTGCCGATTGAAGCTTCATAAATCAACAAGTCCTTACAGTGCATATTGTACACTTATCCACAATAAGGAAACGCAGCCAGCGTCTACGCCCATGTTCGCCCGTCCCATCTTCACAGACCGGACAGGCAGGCTAAACAACGTTATTCCACGTAAACCATTGAAAACTCTTTAGGAATGAATCTACCTACCGGGATAGGTTTGGCAGATTCAATGGCTGTATGGATTTCCCTCTTTCTGAACACATGTCCCTTTTCTTTGGCTTGTTTCTCACATTCCTCCTCTTTGTTTTTGAGGTAGTGGGTAATAAGCATCATCGCTCGGTCAACGTTGAAGGTGTTCACGACAAAAGTCTGAACCCTTTCGTCTTCATTCTCCCCATCCGTGAATGTGATTTTCGTCTCAATCTGGTAGAACTTCTTTTCATCCGGCTTGGCTTCTTCGTCACTATCTTCCGTCTCATCGTCCATCTTGTCAGCGTATTCTGCCATAGTGATTTCATTTTTGAGATAGGCAGTCGAAGCGTCATCAACCTTGCGCTCTTTCAAATTGTCGGTAAGAATCACGCAGGAATCGAATTCCTTTGCCATCGTTAAGGTGAATCCCGATTGATAATTAAGCTCGATGTAGTCTTTCAATATGGTGCAAGCATTCTCCAACCCTGTTGCGTAAAGCAGGAACTTGCTTTTCTTACCTCCTATTTCCGCTTGGGCAATATGCGGATATAACACATTATTTTCATTCTCGAACGCCAAACGGTTCTGATTGCTGACTTCCACTTCCCTGATACCGTCAGCTTCCATGCTGAAACGAATTTTCGCCAAAATGTCTTGGTCTATCAGCGTACCACGGTCGAAAAGAATTTCATTCCGTTCAATCGTTACTGTTTCACCGGTATCTTCATCAATGAAAGATTCCTCCCATGTTTTGAGGACACGTTTTGCAAGATACATGTTGAGCATCTTCTTTGGGTCAGATGTCACATACCGGATTTCTGTTTTTCTTGTTTCTATCATAACTAAATAAATTCTTGATTTCTTTGTATTTCCTGCTGGGCGTATATCAGCATTTGATGTTCATTTGCAGCCGGCAGATAGATACCTGCCACTGATGCACTCCAATTACGGAAACGGTCAATACTCAGGGTCATTTCACCTGTTGTCAGTTCGGCAGAACTGCGTAAATAGGTTACTTCATTGCCTTTCTTGTTGACCGTCTTACGTTCAAACAAATCACGGTTGCAAGTCCTCTTATAAAAATCAATTTTTGCTTCATCGAGGCTGCAACCGTATTCACTACCGAAATACCCTAAAAGAAGATGCAAGTAGCTGTTTTGGGCAAGCGTGCGGTTAGGAAGCTTCTTTTTTACTTCCACAACGGCCCGCTCCTTGAACAGTTTATTTACATACTCCTTAAACTTGGGTATTTGGTATTCATTTTTCAAGTCGTATATCATCCATTTCCAAAGATTTTAGTATCGGTTATAAGTGCTCTGTTTTCTTCCAAGAACCGGATAAACTCCTCACAATGATTAGTAAGAATAGGAATATCACGTTCAGGATTGAAAACGTATGTTTCTGTATAGGTATCTACCACATAGCCGCCTTTGTTGAACTCTACAATGTTATACTCAAATGTCCGTACATCAGAACCGTTCTTCATTAAAGCGTATGGATATACTAAATGCTGGTGGTGATCTTTGAACTTTCCCACGGTATAACTACCGGTTGTTTTGATGTCGTGAACACTGGTAGGCATCAGTTCGTCAATCAGACCGTAAACCAATACATTGCCGTATGCAGTCGGAAGGATTGCCTCTACACGTTGCTGCGTCAACGCCCCTTTGTAGTAATTTGCGAACTCACGACAAAGTGAAATTGGGAAAGTAAAAACACGGTTATTATAAGTAGCTTTCAAAGCTATAACTTCATTTGTCTGAACCTCATCATAATACAATGGCTTACCTGTTACATCACAAGCCCCTTCGCGTATTACCTTATATACCTTTTCAACCTGCACAGTTTCGGATTTCCGATTTTCAACCATACAGTCAATAACTTCATTAAAGGCTGTTCCCTTGTCTGCCGCTTCGCTGTCGAATGGCTTGCGGTTAATTCGGTCTATCAGTTCTTGAAACTGCTTCTGCCGGAACTCTTCTTCCGTACATGGTGGATTCTCACTCCAGCCCCAATAACGCTCATATATGACATCGCTATTAAGGTAATTGAAGTAAGAATCCAATAATGTAGCATATATCTTATACTTAGGCTGCATCTGAATAAGTTTTAGTCTCTTTGTTAAAAATCAGTCCTAATTCTTTGGCTTTAGCTGCCAACATCATAGAAGCTTTCATCTTTGAACTGCCTACATGGTTGAAATCATCAATATGGGCGATAAAGTCATTCGCTGAAGCTGCATCAGCTACCAATTCCAGACAACCGGTTATATCAGCTAGCACCTTGTTGTATGCTTCCTGTTCTGCCTTTTTTGATTGCAACATGGTAAGATATGGAGCGATGATCCTAGTAGTGATAAAATCATTTTTGGCAGTCGGTCTACCCTGTGCATCTATAATGGTAGGAACTTCCATGACAGACGGCAGATTGCAAGTGTTCTTCCCGTCATTTCTGTTTGTCGGATCAAAGGTGATTGTTCTTTTTACCCGGCCATTTTCATTCCGCATTTCCATGTAACCCAACAAATCCAACTCTGTAACAATGGAGTTGTAGGACTTTTCCCTTAATGCCGGGACAAAAACCGTATCATCACCTTCTTTTCGCGTATCTCTATGGGCCACGAAAATGATATTCTTGTTTAAATCGGACAGACATCTTACAAACCATGAAAATTCCTGGTTGATACCACCCCAATCCCTAATCTGTGGTTGTCTGGTTCCACATTTATAAGAAATGATGAAATCCATCATCTTGCCAATCGTATCGACCACGATAGATTGATAAGCGGACAAATTTTCATTCATCAGTTCTTTCATGTCATTCCATGAAGTCACTTGCACAATATCGACACCCTGCAAATGGGAATCATTCACTCTTTTAACCCCGTTGTCAAAATCCAGCAACAAAGGGGACGGGGCACTAAGCGCAACTGTTGTTTTACCAAATCCGGCTTGTCCGTAAAGCATCATCTTTACATTTGTCGGAATACTTAATTCTGTACTTTTTCTAATTAGTGACATGACCTTATGTTTTAAGATTCATACGTTTTGTTCATTTGCCGGGGCTTTCACCCGGCTGTCAAAATGTTAAAAATATATTGCCTGCCTCCAGCGGTAATTGTTCCCGGATAACCTATCAAAGTACACCGGGATGTTGTTTGAAATAATAAATAGAAACAAAATAACCGGTCTCTCACCGGACACTGTCCTTTAACAGCGGAGTTGATTAATTAAACATTGATTATTAATACTCACCCTACCGTGCTCCTGCCTACCGGACCATTGCAAATGTCAAGGTCTACCACTTTCAAGATTTGCGGTTGCCGATCTGAGGCGAGGTTTACACCTCGGATGCTTGTTTCTTTTGTGAAATGAGCTATTCCGGCTCAGTTCTTTTTAATTCTTGCTTACCCATTATGTAACTGCAATTTGTTGTAAGAGTTTCGAATGTCACGATTTACATTCTCCCTGTCCTTGGCAAGATTACGCTTGTCATCAACGAACGAACCATCATCTTTTGAAAATAACTCTTTTTCAATAGAGCGAATGGCTTCTGATTGACGGCTGTAACTTCCTTTCGAAGCTTCATTGAAAACAGAGGCGCCGTTTTTAACGAACTTGCCGATTTCTTTGAATATACACATAATACCTCCGTTTTTATTAGTTTTACGCTATTAATATTTTTCTTTTCTCTATACGCGCTTTGTCAGGGTCTTTATCAGGAGCAAACCATACAAGATACCACTCACCGTTTGCAAACTCTTTCCATATTTTACCGTCATATATTCCAGTAGGTATTGTGGTGGAATACTCTTTCAGAGCTTTAAAAGTCTGCTCACTCATAAGAGCGTGGGTATCATCCAATTCGATAAACCTTCTGTGAGGTTGTTTCCAACTCTGTCCCAATGGGTCAGTAATTGGCGGTATTATCTGTTCTCCGTTCATATTCAATTATTTTTATTCTTTCGTTATGTCAATCCTGGGTGCAATAATAAGCCATTGTAAGCCAGAGGGCGTCGTGATCCACTACACCCTTGCTAATAGTGGCGTTCAGCCAATTAATTTCGTAAAGTGAATTATTATTCTGTCTCTAAACTCTCTGCAATTTCTTCAAGAGAACCTCGTACAAAGGCTGTTGTTTCATCACTACATCGACTTAAGAAATTCAACAATGTGCTCTGAATATTGTACCATTCATTTAACTCCTGCTGTAAATATTCTTTTTCATTCATATCTATTTGAATTTCATCTTTTCCAATGCTTCTATCTGTTTTTTCAAAGAAGCAATCTTTTTTAATCTCATCTTCTCGGCTCTTTCCATAGCTTGTTCTCTTGTCCTAAAAGCTTCTTTGCCTAAAGAATAACTTGAAAATTCCCCTTTCACGTATGCTCTTATATGTCCATTTCCATAATCGCATATTTCCGCTTCTTTTTCCAATATGCCTTTTGTTAAGGCATATTTAGTTATAAAAACTTTTTCCATACTTTTTATTGTTAATCAATATTTCTTTCCGTGCATTACAGGTCTGAGTGTGTTGTATTTTATCTTCTGGTCAATATGCCAAAGAAGATCAATACCCAATATATCAGCATGTAAGAATATTATCACTATAGATGATCTGACAACATCTTCAATACTTTCTCTGCTTGTTAAAAGAGAACATAGGAGAATATTCTTTCAGTGAAGCTCATCTCTTCAATCTGAGATTTCCAACTGATAAATTCAGGGGTAATATTGAATTTATCGAATAGCGGTCCTTGTAATTCGGATAAATCAATCTTGCGAAGTCCCGCAAGATCAAGCAAACATATGGTCACATCGGAAAGTTCCTCTTCAACACTTCCTTTAATATCGGCTCTGTAAGCTTTCAGAAACCAATCGTCCCGAACAATGCCTTGATAGGCATTTTTTATGCAGGTTTCGAAGCCTATCATATTGGCTCTGCTATCATTTCTATCTGCTTCAACCGCTTCCATCAGTTCGCTGATAACAAGACAAAGGAGATGCTCATTGCTCCAGTCGGCATCGTGAAAACCATGATCTCGTGCAATTTTGTATGCCCCGGTCGCGGAGTTCGTTTAAATTAATTGTACTCATATTGGTGATTACCTGTTTAATGTTGATACTCCCCCATTCCCTCTGATTCTGTTTTTCTTCTACCGACCGAACACCTCTTTGAATTTGTTGTCTAAAGCATTAAGTATTCTAACCCTTATTGTCGGATCACAACTTATATTATCAATCGAATAGATTCTAGCGAGAAGTTGTTCTCTTGAACCGCAGAAACATCCACAAGTATAAAAAGGGGCGATTTGGGGGTAATTGTGTTTATACCACATATGATTAGTTCCTTTTACCGCCACATAGTTTTTAGTGACTACGAAATCGTAGGTTGTTTCTTTATAACCCGGTGTGTTAGGGTTCCCAGCTGCGCTATAGCGGACACTCCAGTCGCTATCCTTAGCCAGTTCAGTTAACACTTCTACCGGTGTGTTAGGGTTCCCGGCAGCGCTACGGCGGACATCACAGTCGCTGTTTAAAATTTCATTCTTAGTCATTCTCTATATAATTTAGATTTGAATATTAATCTTACCAATACATAGTTGTATTTTCCCATTCCCTCTGATATACATCTTCGGGATCTTCCGTATCTTCAAACCCGTCGAAGTCTTGCTCCCCGTCCGGATCTATAATGTAGATATCCCTTACCATCGCTTTTCTTTGAAAAACAGGTATGATAAATACGCCATACCCGGCACGAATAGCCAATATGACGGATTGAAGAACGCGCCGATAAACAGCGTGAATGTCATCAGCAATGAAGCTGTGAGCATGAACAGTTGAATTGCTTTCATATATCGTTGATTTTTTAATTTCAGATAAAGAGCCGGAGCGGTCTTCCCAGAAAGCTCCGGTAACATATAATTCTTTATTTATACCAAAAGACACCTCGCTATATCCTCACGGACGAGAGAGGCATAAACCAAAATTTGTTACAAAATACAAAGTGGAGGATGCTGTATTGAACAGCATAACGAATATGAAAACGGCTACAGACATATTCGTTACCACCTGTGAACCTCCGTTTATGATCCCTCCGGCTAATTCGATCAGCAGCTTCACGCTTTTTCGGAGGGTTTTCTTAACTTTACGGTGCTAAACATAAATATTAAGAAATATGGAATTAAAAGATTTTATCAAAGGGGTAATTTTTGATATAACCAATGCTGTCAAGGAGTGTCAACAAGAACTGAATAATGGTGCTATAATTGCTCCTACAGGTAATTGGAATAATAAAAATCATATACAATCAAAAGAACTAAGTGCATTAACTGTTTCAGATATTGATTTTGAGGTATCAGTTTCTGTCGGTTCATCTAATGAGATAGCAGGAAAGATCACTGTCCTGTCTGCTATTGTAGCAGGAAGTATAGGCAGTGGAAATACAACCAAAGACGAAAATGTTTCGAAGGTTAGATTCTCTATTCCAGTTGTCCTTCCTCCTTATCATGTTCAAAATGCGAAATTTGGTGTGAATTTGAAGCCTGTTTAAGAAAGTCAATGATATTGCCCAGATCACAAGCTGCTCTCTCAAAAGGGTAATTTTCATTACTCCGCTTTAGGAAACCAAAGTATATTCGGAAGAATAATTTTCTAATATACCATTGTCTTATTTTTAATTTGATTACTTTGAAAATGTTCATGTTTTAATACAATTAGTTACTTGCACCCGGCAGCCGATCCGATCGACAGCATCTCGCCTTCAAAGCCGGGTTATATCTTGAAAACTGGATAGGTTAACCAACGTTTGACTCGTAACACCTAAAGGATGTTCCAGCTTTATAATACTTTCGCATTGTCGCATAAGACTTAATGAAAAGAACGATTAAACTTCATCGTGAGCTGGAAATATCTTTCCTCCCTCCATTTTGCCTTATACCGCCTTGTCGCTATCCCGATACCTCTTACGTGTAACCTATGATAGGATCAAGGACTTTCATTGTAACCATGTCAAAGAACGTTTTTGTGGGCATCCGGGATTCGAACCCGGTCAGGAACGCTTTCCTTCACCAGCCGAACGCTTTCGGCTTATGCCCTTTATATGCCATTTACAGAATCAAAAGATTTGTATGCTGCTAAAGCTGCTTCTATTTCAAGTCTGGAATACATCAGAGGAGAATTTTTTCCACCTCCATCTCTATCTCCTTTTATTTTAAGACTATCTTCCAATTTTTTGAGAAGCGAGGGTCTATAACCAAGACCCTTAAGCCATCTATAGACTTCCCTCTGGCTTATCCTATCAGAAGTAGGAGAACGTCTTTTCTCCGCTGCCTCTGCACCGAGCGTTGCCGCTTCAATGAGGAGGTTTTTTAATTCGAAAAGTTCTATCTTGATTTTCATGACTGTATTTGCTTTTTCTGTAGTACACATCCATATTCTTTTAATGCAACTTCTCTGATTAAATCAGGTTGATTCCCTTCTGTTGAAAACCTAAGTGCATTCCTGACCGTTTGCTCTGTTACGCCGAATCTGGAGGATAATTTGGATACTACCCCTTTTTCGTACAAAATCTTATACCTTACAACCTTCATATCTTGTTTATTTTTTATATTTGCAAATCGCCGTTTTTGTTTTCGTTTGCAAAACGGGTTTGTTGTTTATTACGATGCAAATATACCTATTATTTCGGTATAGCAATGGTGTAATACCAAAAATAATGGTTATTTAACCAATTTTTAACATTAGTGCAGTTTCGCGTACATTATATAAAGTAGTTATGAAGAAAGAGAGTTTGGCTTTGTTTTTTAGTTTTATGGCTATACTTATTAGTGTGGTATCTATATGTGTAGCTTGTCCGCGTAATCAAGAATTAGGGTTTGATTACCCAGGGGTGTTAGTCGGGGTGCTATCGTTACTTGTAACTGTACTTGTGGGGTGGAATATATATACGATAATTGATATTAAAAACACAAAAGATAAAATTGATGAAATATCAACAGGAGCATCTCTTATGATCCAAAAAGGCATGGCAGTATCCGAGAATACAAATTGGATGATATATCATTACTTATTATTAAAGGAAGACCCACTCGGGTTAGAATATAGATTTCTATATCATGGTATTGCATGTCTATTTCATACATCACAATTTTTGGATATAGCAACATGCAATGCAATAGTAAAAGGATTACTTGAATGTATGACAAATCCAAAGTCCATAACAATTACAAAAAATGGGAAAGACGAAATACTCAAACTTTTGTCCGGCGTGAAACAATCCGACAAAATAAAGGGATACTTTGAATTATTGAACAGGATAGCTTTGGTGAATGTGAAGTAGGGAAATGACAATTCGCAAATGCCGATTGAATTTGAGAATATAATTTTTTGCCTTCATCGCTATCTAAAAAATCAGTGGAGAAGCCTTTAGGAGTTTTCTTTTTCATAGAAATATTTAAAGTGACTAACTCCAAAGTTGCGGTTTGAAGTTGGTCGCTTACATAATCCCTAACTGGGATATTATTAATCCGTATAGTATCATCCGCAACCTGATACGATGCAAATATACCTAAAAATATGGTAAAACAAAAAAATGTAGAGCTAGGATTAAGAATTAGGAAAGCTGTAAACTATATTATTTATGTTGAAAATTTGTCAAATATAGGCGAAGTAGCAGATATTATAGAAAGAGATAAAAGTAATTTATCAAAAGCGTTAAATGGTGATACTCAATATGCAAACGTCTATATCGATGCTATTTGTAAGAAATATAGTATTATTGATAGAAATTGGCTTCTTGGAGGGGAGGGGAAAATGATTTTAAGTGATAATAACAACAATTCAGGCCAAAATTTTGGTTCTATAGGAGGAAATAACAAATCTTCCTATACAAATGTAGGAAACCATATTAATGTGTCTTTGCCTGAAAATGGAACACAAAAAATTATTAAACCGGATGGCAGTGTGGAAATACAGAGCCTAAGTTCAAGTGTAGGTACTGGCTTGAACGATACCGATAGACTTAACCAACGTATTCAAGACCTTGAGAGGATTATTTTAGAAAAGGACGCAACAATTAAATCTAAGGATGAAACAATATGGGCGTTAAGGACTATGTTGGATAGGCAATAGATTTTCGGTTTGTTCTCAAAACTAATAAAAAGATTTGTAAGGTATTTTTTCAATGTGAAATAGATTAAATAGTATAATATGAAAAAGATTTTATTTTTAGGATTGGCCATTTTGTCAATGGTATATATTTCTTGTTCGGATGATAAAAAAATGGAGGATCATGATGATTTGAAAATACAAGAACTTCCTAAGTTGGATAATGTTAGTTTGGATTACCATTCATCAGAACAAATGATAACTTTGGCAAGGGATGTAGAATCCGAAGGTGCAATTGTTTCTTTAAAAGATAATTCTTATTGGATAAGCAAGCTTAATTTAAGTGGAAGTACGCTATCTTTTAATATTTTGGAAAATACAGAGGTAGAGAGAGGTCATCGTTTTGATACTATTATTATTAGCAATAAAGGAGTAAAAATAGGTTCGATTTGTGTATCTCAGGCAAGAAAACCTATAAGTACCAAAAGGTTAGTTTGGGCTATATCTTCTGCTATGTATCGAAATGACGCTTTGTGTAAATCGGATATGTCTGGACAAGAGATAACAAAAGCAATCTATAATCTTTCTAAAACAACAAACGGGAAAGATTCTTATAAGAATTATCCTGCTTTTGCTTATTGTATAGAAATGAACCATGATCCAGAAAAAAATATGGAATGGCATCTTCCCTCATTGACAGAAATGAGGGGTTACGCCAATGCTCAATCTTATGAAGGTACACCTATAATACAGCATAATTATTGGTGGACCGCAACAGAGAATAGTTTAAGAGGTGATGCTTTTTCTTTGTATTCAAAAAGTGTTGCTTCAAGAGGCTCTGTTAGCAAGGGACAGGATTGGTGGATTATGGCTTTTAGAAATGGGGAAATGATAGAATAATATGTAAAACAACAGAAGTTTCGCAATTGTTTCGCAGATGTGTTTCTTTATGATTTGTAATATTCTTTATTATAAATTATTATGTTGTTTTGAATGATAGATTCCGGTTCTGAAGGTCGTGGGTTTGAATCCCACCCTGGTCACAAAAGGATTTCCAAGTGTTGGAAGTCCTTTTTTTATGGGGTTACGCGTAAACTTTTCTTTTTTATTTATGTTTTATAAATGAATAACTAATTTAAGAAAGAACAAAGATTATGTCAGTGGTTTATAAATTTCTTTTTCCTGCCAAGCCGGTAGGAAATGCTTTTTCTCTTTTTTTGTTGGCGTTGCGTATCCTTTTCGGAGTATTGCTGCTTTCGCATGGTATCCAGAAATGGACGAATTTTAGTGCTATGTCGGAATCTTTCCCGGATCCATTGGGTGTAGGAAGTACGTTGTCGTTGGGGCTGGCTGTTTTCGCTGAGGTATTTTGCTCCGTAGGCTTTATATTCGGTGCGTTTTATCGTCTGGCTATGATCCCGATGGTCTTTACAATGGGAATGGCTTTTTTTGTGATACACGGGAATGATCCGTTTGCCGTGAAGGAACTGGCCTTTATTTATCTGGTGGTATTTGTGCTGATGTACATAACGGGACCGGGTAAATTTTCTATCGATCATGTCATATCTTCTGCATTATATAAAAAGAAACGGTGAGGTTCTATAGGGGAAGCCGTTAGGTGTATACGAAAGGAAACAAAAAGGCGGGAATTATTATTCCTGCCTTTTTTGTTGTGTTAGCCTTCTTTTAAAGAATAGTGGGAGAATAAGGTGTTTCTTTGTGTTGGTTGGGAAATAAAAAAAGCAATCATGTAATCATGATTGCTCTTAAAAAAAGTGGGCGTTGACGGATTCGAACCGCCGACCCTCTGCTTGTAAGGCAGATGCTCTGAACCAGCTGAGCTAAACGCCCGAAG